GTTTAGTTCTTTAAAATTTTATGGGGATGTGTAGATTCGACATAGATAAATATCTATTGTTAGGCACGTAGAGGATAATAGTTGGCCTCTTTAAAAGTTCTATTGAAAATTAACTGCTGAAGATAACGTAGTTAGCTATGACTTCTCTTATGATGACGTTGTAGCCCTTGCAGCCTAAGTTGTTGCACATTCAATACAATGAAGTCTGATAGTTGTATTGGGTGTAAATTATTGGACTGGGCCAAATATTTGATTTGCGTAAATGGCTGAGAAAATGGTAAATCTTAAGGGTAATATTTTTAGATATTTTTAATTATTACTTCCCAACAATTTAAAATATATAAACGTGTAGTCTGGCAGTAATAATTTTTTATGGACGCGGGGTGCGACTCCCCGCCATCTCCACCATTTTATCTTATAACCCAATGGGTTATTTAGTTGACCCCGGCGCCGTTATTGGCCCGGGGTTTTTTTATTCAAAGTTTATATTTTGAATATGTATATTTATATAATGATGAAAAGATATAGTTTATTATACGAATCTAGCATATATGATTATCTAGTATGGGAACCGACGGGAAAATTGCAATATATTGCGGATGAATTGGATAAAATTCCAATCGACAGTTCTAAACTTTATAGAGGAATGTCTGAGAAGGAGTATAATATTTTAAAGAGTACTGGTAAAGTTACGTCGAGAGGTAGGGGAAATACCAGAAACATTGTGGGTAGTTATCTAGCGAGTGATTTTAAATTGGCAGCTAGGTTTGCGTTGGTCAACTACAGAGACAAGAGAGAAGGTATAGTGGTTGTAATAGATAAGAGTAAGTTACCTGATTTAAAAAATGTAGATACGGGTAATTATGTTACTAGTTATATACCGATAGAAGCAGTAACAAAAATTATAGATTTAAAACAGTTATGAGTAATATTAAACTAACAAAGGCTGAAGCCGAAAAGAAAGTATATCAACTAACCGAAGATCTTTTACATGTTAAAAAAGATTTTAAAGATGTAGCGAGTGGATACAAAGATCGAATGAAAGAGATTGAAAGTGAGATAAAAGCTATCGTAGAAGAAGCTTCAGCTGGAGATCCAACAAAGTAAAATAAAACCCGGTGTTAAAACCGGGTTTTTTATTTATTATTTAACTATTGGTTTGAAAGTACCGTCTTTCAAACTGAGACTACCGTCTCCATATTTTTGACTTAAAGTACTTAACAAGTTATTTTCATCTTGTTGAGTTTTTTTCCAATTTTCAAATATTTCGTTTCTACGAGTATTTAAATCTTTGAGTTGTTGTTCTAGATCTGTTTTTTCTAAATCAATTTGGCCAAGCATATAAATTGATTGTTGATAATCATTTTGCAATTTAGCAATCGATACCATTTCTTCATCTGTAAACTTAATAACGTCACTCATAATATTTTTATATACATATGAGTGACGTTATTTTTTTATTTTTTATAATCAATTATTATTTGTTTATATTTTTTAACAAATTACCAAGTTTTGTCATCGATTCAGCTGCGCCTTTAGTGTCTCCTCTGGACTGAATACCAAATCCTTTTACTTGAGGTTCAGATGTACTGATTGGTTCTGGTTTGATAGATTTAGATTTATTGGAACCTTTTGGCTGTTCTTCTGGTTTGTTAGGAGTTATTTGACCGCCTTCTTCTTCAAGAATGAACGTTCTAGCTGTAGTTACCGCGAATATAAATTTAGGTTTATATTTTTCGTTCATTGGATCATCGTTGAATTTAGATATAAATCTAGTGTGGGTTTGTAACATACTAGAAATTTCGCTACTCAATTGATCGTCACCTTGAATACATTCATTAACTTTATTAAATAGAACTTGATACGAAGCTTGACTTTGGAACTTATATTTTTTAGGATTAAAAGTAGGATCTTTCATTATTCCATTTGTAAGAGCCATTACAAAGTGAGAAGTAAATTCTTTTTTCATTGACTCAACAGATAGATTAACTACAGCTTCTTTTAATTTTCCTTTGAATGAATCTACATATGTTTTTGATATGAGATTTTTATTACCAATTCTAAATGCCATCGGTTTTCCATTCATCAAGATTGTGTATCTAGCACTTACATTTGTTGAATTTTTGATATAATAAACAACATTTACCTTGTCTGGACCTGTTAATTTTGGTTTCGTATAATCTCCGCCTTGAGGAATTACAAATCCTTGTAAACGTAATGCAAATACTTGTTTACGAGCGATTTTTCTAATCTTTTCACAATCTTCCGGTCCAAATAGATTATCACCGTCTGGTTGTCCTGGTTTTGGAGGAGTAACTGGTCCAGGTGGTGGAGGAGTAACTGTTCCAGGTTGTGGTGGTTGTGGAACTGGTATAATTGGAGGTGTACCAGGAGGAGTTGGAGTTGGTTGTGGCGGTGGTACTTTATCTGGAAGTGCTTCTTTATCTGCTTTACGTGGATACAACCAATCTTTAACTTTCATCAAGTAGTCATAAACGTTTTTATCAGTTTCCAATATTTTTTTCTCAACGTCTGCTCTTGTTGGATTTTTAAGTTTGAGTAATATACCAGTATTGGTCAAGAACTTGTTATAAGCACTTTCGACGGATTTATAATCCATTCTTTCAGCGCCCATATTTGCACCTCTAGTACCAAATGCATATTGAAGAGGATTTGCTTCAGCTAATAATTCAGCTTTAATTACGTCTAGTTCCAAAGCTTCTTGTATGCCGAATTTCTTGCTAAACATGCTCAACAGTCCTTTTCGTATAAGTTGTTGTCTTATGCCAGGAGCATTTATTAATTGTTTTGCTTCACCTACGTCTTTTATGGAATTTATCCACATTTCTAATGCTTCTTTAGGTTGCACATATTGACCATTAAGAAGTTTTACAACATCTTGAGTTAACGAACCAGCCTTTAAAGAATACCAATCCGGTAAATTATTTAATGCGCTTATTTTTGATTGAATTGTATCGCCTGTTATTGATGGTACGACGGATGTAGTAACTCCTCCAGTGCCACTACCAAAGGATGTTCCTGCTGGACCAGCTGGTCCTTGTGGTCCTGCAGGTCCAGCAGGACCAGTACCAGTCTCTCCTGGTACTCCAGGTTCACCAGCTGCTCCTGATGGACCTTGTGGACCTGATGGCCCCATTCCGCCTGCTGGGCCTTGTGGTCCCATTGGTCCTTGTGCTCCTTGCAATTTAGTTTGGAGCCAATTCATTATGTTAGGAATATACTTTGTAAACAACTCGCTTAATCCTATAGCTGCAGCGGTAAGAGTAGCGGCTTTAATACCGGCTCTTACAGGTTCTTCTCCTTTCAAAATACCTACTATAGTTCTTATCGAAGTACCTATTATAAAAATCGATAGTTTAGGAATTGCGATTAATGGTCCTAGTTTAACAACTAAAAGACTTACTAATGCACCAATTAGTATATTGGTTATATAAGGATGTTCTCTTGCAAAAATGCCAATTTCATCCAAAGTATCATTGAATGATGATGGCAATTTAGCACGTAGTTTATTTAACAATTGTTCTACTTTAGATTGTTTTGCAGCAATTTCTTCTGGGGTACCAGCTGACCATTGTAATTTAGGATTGGGTCTTAAATTTGCAAATCTTTTGCCAAATAATACACCTAAACCAGGAATACCTTGGTTAGTATTTTGTGTATTTGCGGTACCTCCGAATTTATCGGCGCTCGTTTCTGGATCTGGTGCGTATTGACTTGGACCAGGACCAACTCCACGATAATTTTGAAGTGCAGCTGAAACATTAGCTGGCATACCTGAAAGCGCAGGCGGGGGAGTTGTTGTAACGTATGGTTCGGTTTGTTGTTTAAACGTCTGAAAATAGGTATCTAGTTTAGTTTTAGCGTCTCCAGCTTTAAATATATTTTTGAAACCAGCGGTTGCTCTTTGAAATATATCCTCACTTAATTTGGAATCTTGTTTTATTATTTCGTATAAAACCTCCGTTTGTAATTCTATACCTTGATTGATGCCTTCTTGATACAATTTATAGAATTTTGATTTTTTGCTAACTCCTAAATATGATTCGGTCAAAGACTTTTTAGAATTAAATTCCGCATATATAAATTCTCTTAAAATGTCTTTTATTACAGCTTCTTTATGATTTAAATTTCTATCCATATTGAATAAATATATATATCTGATTAAAAACTTTAAAATAACATTGACATCCCCCATCTTCTGTATATATACTTGAGTGAATATGAGACTGGTAATCTTATAGTTCTGATCATGTACCAATAGTTAAAAACTTAAAAAGTAATAATATAGTATGTTAGTTAAAAATAATATAACAAATGAGAGACAAAGTAAGTACGTTGTTATTCGTAATGGTTTAAGAGTGTCCGACTTGGAGTATTTAAATGAAGAAGAGGCTAAAGTAGAATATAACCATTGGAAAAATATCGTTAAACGATGGCCGGATGGAAGTAAATTGGAAATTATTGAATCGAAAGGTAAGTAATTATGGGATTAAAAGAACAAATTAAAAAAGCAAATTCAGAATCTGAAATTTTTTCATTATTGTCAAAAGGAAAAAGTTTTGAATTTGCTACCGAAGATACACGACGTGCTTGGAAATCAGCTGCTAAAGTCAGATTATCCATGTTAGGTATTAATGAGGTTGTACAGACTACTGAAATGTCAACCGAATCCAAAAAATCTTCTAAAAAGAAGAAAGATAGGGTTAGACGGTAAAATAAATGGTTTATAATAAAGGCGTTACGTAATGGTAACGCCTTTTTTGTTTTATTTTTCTATTTATTGAGTGGATGGATAAATCATTTAACGTAATGACTTTACCTTCTGATTATGATGAAATGGAATCATATATTCAGAAAAACAAAGTCAAATTAATGGAACAAATTGTTTTATCAGTGCAATACGCACTGGACAACGGATATCCGTCAATCGAAGTATTTGCATTTAAGAATTCAAATTTTATTGTTATATTGGATCGGTCAAACTTCAGAGATAATATTGATAATATCTTTGAACATTATATCACAACTGAACAATATGAGTTTTGTGATCGGTTAGTTAAATTAAAAAAACAAATAGAACAACATGAACAAAAACACCAAGAAAGACACAAGTCCAAAAGTTCACCAAAACGCAAAAATTAGAGATGTGATAAAACTTGATAATCGAGAATTAAATCCTAAGCAAATTGAGTTATTAGAACTTTTACAAAATAAAAATACAAAATGTGTCTTTATTGCTGGTCCAGCTGGCACATCCAAAACGTATACTAGTGTTTTGGCTGGTTTGAATCTATTAAATCAAAAACGAGTAAGTGAGATTGTGTATGTACGTAGTATAGTTGAAAGTAGTGATAGTAAATTGGGATTTTTGCCTGGTGAAATGGATGAAAAAATGAGTCCATATATTCAACCGTTGATAGATAAGTTAGAAGAATTGGTTCCTCGTAGTGACATTGAAAAGTTGAAAAGAGAAGAACGAATTCATGGATTTCCAATTAATTTTTTGCGCGGTTTAAGTTGGAATGCCAAATGTATTGTTGCAGACGAAGCTCAGAATATGACTAAAAAAGAACTTATTACATTAATCACACGTGTCGGCGAATTTAGTAAATTATTCATTTGTGGAGATCCGGATCAAAGTGACATCAATGGCAAAAGTGGATTTGTGCCAATTATGAATCTGTTTGACGATGAAGAAAGTAGAAATAATGGAGTGTATGTATTTAGATTTAATGAAGAAGATATTGTAAGAAGTGGGTTAGTTAAATTTGTATTAAAAAAACTTAAAACTCTGCATTAATTATATATATTATATTATGCCAGTCTTATCTAATAATGGAAGATTAATTTCATCGTTGCCTATAACTTCAACTATAGGCGGGCAAGACGAATTACTTTTGCAGTCGAGTGGAATTACTAAAAGAATAAACTATGCCACATTAAGCGGATCTATACTTAGCTCAACTAATTTCAGTCCATTTAATGCAACTGTAAATTTCACTGGTACAAATAATAAATTCACAGGTAGTTTCTATAATCCGGATTTTAAATCATCTAATTTCTATACCGTTAATGTTAGAAATTCATTATCTGTATCTAATGGTATTACTGGAAATTTAACGGGAAATGTAACTGGTAACATAACAGGTAACATAACATCCACAGGAACAAGTACGTTTACCACTATAGACATTAATGGTGGTACTATAGATAATACTATTATAGGCGCCGGTACTGCTGCGGCTATAACTGGCACAACTATAACGGCTAACACTGGATTCACTGGAAATGTAACAGGTACTGCTACTGGTTTATCTGGAACACCTAATATAACTGTTGGAACTGTTACAGGTACAACTATAACGGCTACAGCCGGATTCGTTGGTAATATAACATCTACAATAGGTACAAGCACATTTAGTACTATTGATGTTAATGGAGGAACTATAGATGGCACTATTATAGGAGCTACATCTGCTACAACTATAACTGGCACAACTATAACGGCTACAACTGGATTCAGTGGTAATGTAACCGGCAATATAACCGGCAATGTAACCGGTAATTTAACCGGAGACGTTTATAATTCTACCGCGACAAAAGTATTAGAAAGTGGTACTACTACTCCAACTGCAAATGGTGGAGTAGCATCGGCGGCATTTTATGGTACATCGTCCTATGCTACTCAAGCTTTAACTGCAGCATATGCATCTGCTGGTGGATCAGCAATAAATGGTGTGCCAATAGGAGGTAATCAATATCAAATATTAGCTAAAAATACTAATGCTGATTATGCTGTTGGATGGACCAATCCAATTACAGCTAGTACGGTAGGTGTTGCAGATTATTTAACGGTTTGGGGCGGTGCAAGAACATTGAAGAATTTAAATAATTTTTATTGGGATGGTGCGAAATACGTAATTGAAACTCAATTACAAGTAAACCGAGGAATAACGGCTCAATATGGTGCTTTTACAGGCTCATATAGAGGTAACGCTACAGATACCGAAACGATTAGTTCATTAAACCAGGGTAGAATTTTAAATGGAGTGAGATATTCAACACTCATACTTGCATTAAGTCAGAGTGGAAACGTTACAATGTCATTATTAGATGGACAAACATCGACGGTTTTAGTAAAAAACAGCAGTACATATACTGTTCAACACTGGTCAGGTAGTTTAAATGGATCGACGGCAAATACTAAAATTTATTGGAAATCTGGAGTGGAACCGTCTGTGACATCGGGCAATTTAAAGCAAGATGTTTTTACATTTGTTAATATTAAGAGTAAAATTTACGGTTCTGCAATTCAGAATTTTAGTTAATATGAGAAATTTTGCATTTTGGCGACAAGTTACATCTGGTGGAGGAAATAGTTATAATTTTAGTGATTATTCAAATCCGAGTAATTTTTCAACGTGTAAAACTACTGTTAGAAATTTGATTACAACACAAAGTTTAAGTAATATTGGTGCCGATACTAAGAAAGTATTGCAATTTGTTGTGAATAGGTTAACTACCGTTACAACTGTAACTAATACAAATTCTTGGTCGCCGTATGGCACGACTTCAATTAATTATAATTTGACGTATCCTACTAAAGATCCTGATCCAGTAGTTCCGACTGGAAATAACGTAGTTACTTTTGAAATAAGAAAAAATTCAGATAGTTCATTAGTTGTTAATGGAACTCTTACTTTTTTAGAAAATGATGGACTATCTGAATCTTATATTGAAATTGACTTTATTATATCACAAGTTATATAACTAAATTTATCATTGAATTATACTTATAATATATGGCAATCAGTCCTTGTAACAGTTTAAATGTAAAAACTTTGAGAATAAGTCAATTGGCTTCTTCGATTATAAGTTCAAATGATCTATTGGTCATTTCCCAATATGACAGTAGTAATAATGTATATTATTCCAAGAAAGCTACATTTGGAAACTTAATAACATACTTTGGATCGGTAAACGCTTCATATAAAGGATCATTTACAGGAAGTTTAAATATTCAATCCGGATTTACAGGATCATTGACTTTGGCAACTACGGTTGGATCTGCAACTAGTAATTATTTACCGGTTAAAATCAACGGAACTACATATAAAATTTTATTGTACAATATTTGATACTTATATAATATATGCCTTTACCATGTAATAACGTCAGTGTAACTCCAATTAAAGTCAGTAAATTGGTTAGATATTCAAATTTGGATGGCGATGATTTATTGTTGACGGTTCAATCAGGTTCTTCACTTTGGTCAAGACGCAGTACCATTAATGATTTAAAATCATCATTAGGCAGATTAACAGGATCATATTCTGGAAGTTTTACAGGAAGTTTTAAAGGAATATCATCGGGCAGTTTTAGTGGTAGTTATTGGGGTAAAGTTATAAGCAAAAATACCGTAGCTAGTGGTAGTTTTAGTGGCAGTTATTGGGGACGGATATTAAGTAAAAATACCGTAGCTAGTGGTAGTTTTAGCGGAAGTTTTAAAGGTAAATCTAGTGGTAGCTTCAGTGGAAGTCACTACGGCAGCTTAATAAGCAAAAATACCAAAGCTAGTGGCAGCTTCAGTGGTAGTTACTGGGGACGAATATTAAGCAAAAATACCGTAGCTAGTGGCAGTTTTAGCGGAAGTTTTAAAGGTAAAGCTAGTGGCAGTTTTAGCGGAAGTCACTACGGCAGCTTAATAAGCAAAAATACCAAAGCTAGTGGCAGCTTCAGTGGTAGTTTTAAAGGTAAAGCTAGTGGCAGTTTTAGTGGCAGTTACTGGGGACGAATATTAAGCAAAAATACCGTAGCTAGTGGTAGTTTCAGTGGTAGTCATTATGGAAAAGTAATAGGATCAAAAGGATCTTTAATTACCGGATCATTTAGAGGAATCGATAATATTACTAATTTTAGAGGAACGGGAAAAAAAGTATCTTTTAATGGTACCGCAAGTTATGCTGTAAGCAGTAGTTATGCTAAAACATCTAGTTATTTAGCCGGTGGATCTGTTGGTGGAGATACATTTGTAAATGCTTCTTATACTATTAGAACCGGCGCTGGAACTCCTTCTAATTCAGGTACGCTCGAACCTTTCGGAAATATCAGTGCGACTGGTAAAACATTAAAATGGTTTAAAATAGAAGGTAGTTTTGATGTCAGTGAAAATAATAACGTATACTTATATGGTGTAAATTTAGGTGGTACTGATCTTACTACAAATGTGTATTCAAGTTGGGGATGGCAACATGCATATGGATACGATCCAGATAATGGAAATATAATAACTCATTTTACAATCGAAGGCGCGCCGCCGCCAGGAGTTACTACAGGTACAATCTCAGTGGGTGTATATGTCGGTGGTTCCCCAAGTGCTATTTATGGATATGCAGTTGGATATTTTTGATTTTTCTTGACATTTTTCAGAAGTTCGTTTATATATATTTTTAGATAGTACGTGTGTATTATCTACTATAGTGCTCGAGTGAGGCTATTAGGTTAATAAGTTCAATAGAATTATTAAAAGAAAGGTAAATATATGTCAGTAATTAAATATAGTCCGTTTGCATTACGTCACGTTGATCGTGATGAGTTTTTAACGCCATTTGACCGTGTATTCGATGAAGTATTCGCGGCACATTTCCCAGAATTAAATAAAGAATTGGGGGTTGGTTTCTTTGAAAAACAAAGTTATCCACGTGTAGACGTTGTTGATTATAATGATCGAGTGGAAATTCTAGCAGAGATTCCCGGTCTCTCTAAAGAAGATGTTTCTGTTGATGTACAAGAAAATGTTCTTACTATTAGTGGTCAAAAGATTAAAAAGATTGATGATAGGGAATTTACAGGAAAGTATATTCGTAGAGAATTAAAACATAGCAATTTCAAACGAAGTTTTACATTAGGTGATCAAATTGATCGCAGAAATCCATCCGCAAAATTTGAAAATGGGTTGTTAAGGGTTACATTGTCAAAGATCAAACCTACAATTCCAGAAACCAAAAAAATAAAGATTGAGTAATATTCGTAATATTCAGTCAAGGTTATATTAAACCCCGTTCATTTAATTGGATGGGGTTTTTATTTTGTAGATATTTATAGATATGATACAGTTTAAACATTTGGTAATATTTACATCACTTTTAATCGCTGGATGTGCTGCTTATTTTAGCGTATATGGTATAGGATTATTATTTTCAGGCGCAACGATTGCTGTTATGATAATGGCATCCGCTTTAGAACTGGGTAAATTGGTAACAACATCTTGGCTATTTAGATATTGGAACTATGCTAATATTCTAATGAGAATCTATATGATAACTGCCGTATTCGCATTGATGGCTATAACATCATTGGGTGTATTTGGATTTTTGACAGCCGCTTTTCAAAAATCATCTTTGGAAACTGAATTGGCATTAAATAAAATTTCAACACTGGAATCTCAGAAAAAAGAAGAGATTGATAAAATTGAGTCTACAAAAAAATCTATAGAAAAACTGTATGCGCTGAGAAGTAGTCAAGAAAGTAGATTGAACGGAGTACTTACAAATGTATTAATTGCTCGTAATCCAATCCAACTACAAAATATCCAAAATCAAATTAACGATCAAATTACAGATCTCAATAAACAGTTAGAAAACGAAAATGATAAAATCAAAACCTACAGTGCTAAATCAACAGCTGTTGATGATGACATTTTCAAGTTAAAAGTAGATAACAGTCAAAAGAAAGATATTATAACGTTTAAATTTGTAGCTGATCAATTTAATACAACGATTCAAAATGTAGTAAAATGGTTTATTGTAGTGCTTATTACTGTATTTGATCCGCTCGCTGTCGTATTATTATTGGCGTATAATATAAGTACAAATAAGGTTTATTCAGAGGATGTCAAAAAACAAGAAAAATCTACAGACGAGTCCAACGATAAACCAACACATTCAACAGTTGATCGTATAGTAGAAAAGCCTGTTGAGGTTGAAAAAATAGTTGATCGTATAGTAGAAAAGCCTGTTGAGGTTGAAAAAATAGTTGATCGTATAGTAGAAAAGCCTGTTGAGGTTGATCGAATAGTTGAACGCATAGTGGAAAAGCCTGTTGAGGTTGAAAAAATAGTTGATCGCATAGTTGAAAATCGATCTAAAAAATCAACGGGGGTAAGAGGTATGTTTAGTTTTTGAAATAAAAAATAATTTTTATCTATTTCACTATATATGTACATATACGTATGGAAGAAAAAGAAATTTTTGAATTATATAGGAATCTTAAACGTGGATTTGATACATCTAATTGGGACTTGATACAAGAGTCTATGGATTATTTATCTGAGTATATAGAATTAAATGACGACGATGAAACTTTTGACGAATTAAAACAATGATATATGTTATACTTACCGTACTACTTACATCACTGATATTAAATATTTTTCTATTAGTGGCTCTTAAAAAGTCATTTGTACAAATAGATACACTGGAGACATGGTTATTAGAATTTAAATTACTTGTAAAAAATACATATAATAAATTGAAATTTGTTGATGATCGGTGTATATTTGAGAAAGACGATGATGTTGGCTTTTTGTTTACAGATTTGCTAAATATCATAAAACTAACAAATAAAAGAATTCAAACTGATGATAATGATAAATCAACCGACATTGATGAAAAAAACAAAAATAAACCATTCTAAAAAAATAAAGAAGATTGTGGTTCTTAAAGACGGTGTTAATAAAAAAGATAAAACGGCCATTCAGATGGTTAAATTAGTTAAAAAACCTAAGAATGATATTGATATTATTGTTCTGAACGCAGAGAAAAAGACCACATCGAAATCAAAAAATATTTCTAATATTGAAGTGCCACGTAGTATTCAAACACAAAATATTATTAAAAGTAATGATAATGAAGAGTCTCAATTCGATGTAAATGGTGAAAGAAAAAAAAGACGTGGGAGAAACAAAAAAGATAAAATTTATTTTAGTAAAAAAACAGAAGATGCTATCATAGAATATAATAATGAAGAAGATGATACAAGAAGAAATGAAATCTATGAAACAAAGATAAAGTTTAGTTTTGACAAATTAGTGGAAAATATATTTAACACATTTAAATTTACTTATTTTGATAATAGTCCTCAGGAAATTCAAAAAGAAACAGTATCACATTTGGTAACTAATATACATAAATTTCAAGCAGGTAAAGGCAAAGCATTTAGTTATTTTAGTATAGTAGCTAAGAATTATTTAATATTCCACAATAACAATAACTATAAACGATTCAATCAACACGTAGATATAAGCGACACTCCAAGTGAATCTTCTGTATGTTTACAAACTGAAGATGCACATCATAAAGATGTTCAGACACAAGAATTCATGAAACTCATGGTAAATTATTGGGAATCTAATATTACAAAAATTTTTAATAAGCAGAAAGATTTAAATATTGCATACGCCGTCATTGAATTATTTAGAAATTGTGAAAGAATTGAGAATTTTAATAAGAAAACATTGTATCTCTATATTAGAGAACTCAGTAACTGTAAAACACAACAAATTACAAAAGTAATTAATAAAATGAAGAGTTATCAAAATATTGTGATGAGAAATTATAGTCATAGAGGAACATTATAATATCTAAATCAATAATAAAACCACTCTATTTTGAGTGGTTTTTCTATTTATAGGTATATGGACTTAAATTTTGAAATTTACAAAGGAAAGCATTTTTCTGGTCTTTGTAAAGATATAGTGAAAAATTCAGAAAACAAGAAAGATCAAATTGATATATTGATTTCTGAATTACGCACTTTGATTAAAACAGTTAATGATGCTGTGATTATTGTTCCACTCATTAAAGACTACTACGATGTCGGTATTAAAAATGACGAACAATTGGTTAAATTAGCATCTGTAGTACAACGATTAGTCGCTAAAGGCGAAGCAAGTGGGGAAGGTCCATCTATGGTGCTCAGTGAAGATGAAAGAAAACAATTGATGGAAGAAGTTATAACAATTAGCAAAGGTAATCAATAATGAGCACAAACGTATCTACTATAGCTAGACTTTTAAATCCATCTACGTCAACTGTTTTAAACACATCTAATAACAATATAGATACTAATTTCTTAAAATTAGCAGTTGTTGTAGATATTATTTTAGACGATAAACATCCTTTTTTTGGAAAAACAACAACCGATAAAAATTCACAGCCTCCTCCAACTGTAAGATATCAACAAATACCGGTAAATTACAATAATACAATACCACTTGCGACAGATACTGATTTCAGTTATATTGGTCGAGTTAAAATTCGCATTTTAAGCGAAGAAAAACAAACGTCTTATGATAAGTTGCCATGGGCAATTCCATTGGATAATACCATCACACAATTTCCATTATTAAATGAAAAAGTTTTGGTTTTAAAAATAGGGGAGAATTATTATTACACAAAGCCATTTAATCGTTTGAATTTTCTAGGAACAAATGGGGAGTTTATAACTGAAAAATCAAGCAGCGATGATGGAAAAAGCGCAATTGCATATTTACAACCTAAAAATTGTAAAAGTTACGTAAGTCATCCAATATTTATAAATCAAAATCAAACGGGATATTTTGGTAACTATTTTATATGCAATCCATTCATACGCAGTGTTCGTCAATTTGAGGGCGATACTATAATTGAAAGTAGATTTGGACAATCTATAAGATTTAGTGCTTATGACGATAATCGTTCTAATGACAAAGGAGCATATGCATCTTATGCTTTAAATGGAAATCTATTCAAAGAGTCAGTCGGAAGTGGATATGGAAATCCCAAACTAACTATACGAAATCGTCAACGTAATATTGCGCAAAAAACTACACAACAGTTACATCCTAAACTTCCTCCAATATCTCCTATAACTGATAAAGAAAAGAATTATGGTGGTCAGATAGATGAAGATATTAACAACGATGGAAGTACTATACAAATAACAAGTGGATATACAGTAAGTGCATGGCAAACCACTGTATATAAAAGTATATTTGGAATAAACAGTGAAAATAAATCAACCGAAGAACAATCTAGATTCAATCCAAAAGGTTCTACGCAATTTAAATTTCCAACATTGATAGGCGATCAAATTGTTATTAATAGTGATCGTTTAATATTGAGTAGCAGATTTGCAGAAACTTTTCATTTTAGTAAAAAACGTTATGCTGTTGCTACAGATAGTGAATATACAGTTGATGCTAATGATCAAGTTGTTATAACCACTAATAATACAGCAACTATAAATGCTCCCCAAATATTTTTAGGACAATATGGTGAAACTAATGAACCAGCGTTATTGGGTCAAACAACTGTAGATTGGATGTATGATCTTTGTAACTGGCTATTGGATCATGTACATTGGTATCATCACGTTCATCCACATCCACATGGTCATGAAGATGCCGGTAAAATTGATGCTGAAAATACCAATGACGCTAATCCAGATCAAACACAAATACCGGTACAACAAATTAAACTACAATTATTAAGAGATAATTTACACAAGACACTAAGTAGACGTGTATTCGTGACCGGAGGTGGATATGCTCCAGGTAGTAATGGAGTTAAACCAACTGGTAGTGGTGGAGAGTGTAAAGATCCGGTGGAAATTAATACGGTTACAGGCGCTGGAGTTGTGGGTGATTTCAAAGGTAGAAATCGTCGTGAAGGTCCAGTACAAGTTGAATTTGAATTTGAGGATTAATATATGGCATTACAACTAGTAGACATATTTGGTAATTTACAACCAGCAACAGGTAGAATTTTTCCAAAAAACTCTTTGGAAATAATTCCATATTTTAACAAATATAAAACCGTCGTTGGAGCGGTATTTAGAATAAATTCACAAGGAACCTCAGTCACTCCAAGCTTGATATCTGCGGAGTCTTATCAATCACTATATGAATTTTATAGTCCCACTGAATTATTGAATAATGGGTATGCACAAATTGGAAATAATAAGTATACAAAAATATATAAAAAATACGATAGAACTTTTCAGTTTTTTCAAAATTATTTTACAGAAACATATACGCCAAAATCAGGAGGAACTCCTAAAGTAAATGTGTTTGTTGATTTGGAGAAATATCAAGTATTTGCCGATTACGTGGGAGATAAACTTCCATGTTTAGCACAATACGATGTTATTAAAACATCTACCCTCTCAAATTTACAACTCGACTTTAGAGGGCTTTTTAATATTCAAGCATTTAATCGGGAATGGATTAAAGATGCATATACTTTCGAATTATATTATAACGGCGAAATTGATGAAATCAAATCAAAAGTAAGACGTATACCTGAAGAAATTAAAAATAAAATTTCTTCGGGCGAACTTGATAAGAATTTAGTACCTGCTTGTTTTTTACCTGATCCCGATCCAGCTTTACCAGGTCCACCTACACAAACGATATCAGGAGTTGCTAATAAAGCTCCTGTGGTAGATAATCCTAACATAAAACTTCCAACACAAGAAGTAAAGGGGTTAGATGCAAATGCAGCACAACAAGCAGCCTCACAAGCGCAAGGCGCAGCATCTAATGCTGTGTCTCAAGTACAAAGTGCAGCCGGCGGGTTAACATCACAAGTTCAAGGTGCAACTGGTCAAGCACAAGGTGCATTGGAAGGAGCCGTTGGACAGGCACAAGGTGCAGTTAGTGGTGTTCAAGAATCCGCTGGGGGAGTACTTAGTAATCTTTCATCAGGAGTTAAAGGTGCAATTGGCGGAGGGGCTTTAGGAGCGGGTATTGGAGCTTTAGCCGGTGGGGGAAAAGGTGCATTAATTGGTGCAGGCGCTGGATTGATTACGGGTGGTATAGCTGGTAAAGTATTTGATAAACTCAATCCTAAAGGTATTAAACCAGATGGTTTGGGTAAAGATTGGTCGCCTGATAAGTTTAGTCCTGAATCTATAGCTGGAAATGATAAATTTGTAAATGCTAAAACAGGTATGGTTGAATCCACATCTAATTTAGTTAAAGGATTAAAAGGTGGAATATTAGGTGGTGCTATTGGAGCCGGTGTGGGATCATTAGCTGGGGGTAGTAAAGGAGCATTAATAGGCGGATTAAGTGGTACCGCACTTGGTACTGGATTGTCCATTGGCGGTGTAACGGGAGGAGTTTTAGCCGGTGGTGGGTTAGGAGCTGGAATAGGAGGAATAGTTGGGGGAGGAAAAGGTGCTGCAATTGGGGCTGTTACTGGAGGAGCCGTTGGAGCTGCGGCAGCTAAATTGTCCAGTGTCCAAAAAGGAATGTCTAAGCCAAATATACCAAAACCGCCTAGTATGCCACGTATCAAGACCATCAAGATACCCAGACCATCTGATACAAAAGGCGCACAAGCATTATTAAATTTACCTAAATCTCCATTGGGTTAATAATTATATATAATAATATGAAAATAGATATATTAAAAGAATTCATCAAAAAAACAGTGCAACAAGAGGTACGAATCGTAGTACAATCTGAAATTAAACGTCAATTAGCAGAAATATTCTCTAAAGAAGTTATTCAAGCCAAGAAAAAATCAGCTGATTCTGATTTAGAACAACAAATTCTAAGCGAATTGGAAACTATGAACGAATCTACTGTTGTTGAGGAACCAGTTAAATCTGTGAAGAAGTTTGTAAAATACAGCAACAACCCAATGTTAAATGAAATTTTAAATCAAACTACAGGTGGGGTACCACAAGAAGGTAGTATGGTTAGTATGATGGGTGGATATGGAGGGGGTACACAAGAAGTTATTACAGAAACCAAAGTACCTGAAAATGCTCCTGAACCCGTTAAAAGTGTTTATAGTGCTATAAATAGAGACTATAGATCGTTAATGAAAGCGGTTAATAATAAACGCGGAAATAAATAAAGTAAAATAAATGGCTACTCCGACAAAATCTATAGGTTTGTCATTACCAATTCAACTTGGTAATCAAGGATACTTTGCCACAAACAAAGATACAATATCCCAAATAGCATCAAATATTCAAAATTTGTTGTTAACTATGCCAGGTGAAAGAAGATTTAACAATACTTTCGGATCTGGTTTATACAATTTATTATTCAATAATATAGGAAGTGACATATCTAAAGACATAATTATTGATGTGATTCAACGTGACGTTGATAAATTTTTGAACGGTACAACTATATTAAACGTTGAGTTATCTCAAGTTCAACCCGACAATAATAGTAAAAATTCGATATTTATAAGTATTACTTTTAGATATAACAATG